TTCGGCCGCAACATTGAGCACTTCGCCGACCTCCGGTCGCATGAGGAAGCTGGGTGGGTGCTCGACGAGCTCGAAGCCGAGATGGTCGCTAGCGGCATGGAGCTGGAGGCGTGAGCGAATTCGCCCCGCTCGAACCGAGCCGCGAGAAGGAGCGGCCCGTCGACGAGCTCGACCGCTGGTGCGACGAGAACTTCGCCCGCCTCGACGAGGCCACTCGTCGCCGCTGCGTCGAGTTCCTTCGCCGGGAGCTGCCAGCGGCGCTCCAGAAGAAGTGGCGCGACCAGCTCGAGCGCGGCGTCCGGATCGGCTCAGACGACCCGTGGTTCCACCATGGCAGTGGCATGGCGGTACGCAACGCCCTTCGCACCGCCGTGCTCCGCGACGAGCAGCTGCCTGTCGTCGAGCAAGACGAGAAGGGACAGCTCTACGGGCAGGCCAATTGGGACGACTACTACACCGGCGCCCTCAGGGCCGCGCTGGGCCCAGAACCAGCGAACCACTGCCTGACAGTCAAGTGGCGTGGCAACGCTCTGAGCGACGCCGATGTCGGGCGGCTGATGAATGATCTGCGACGCCACGTCCCCGGCGACGTGGTCGGCCACTGGTACGACCAATGCGATCAGGAGTGGCGGCCGCTCTATGACGACCAGCTGCAGGAGTGACCGATCGACGAGCCGGTTCAGATCGTCGTAGAGATTCGCTCCGGTGAGCGTGAGGACTGGGGGATGAGAAGAGACGTGGACGCCCAGATCGCGGTCGACGTTGGCCACGAGCTTGCTTGGAAGATCCTCGCCGACGCGATTACTGCGGTACGGCCGCCTTCTCTCAGAGAAGAGACGGCGTGAGCCGGACTTCTGTGTCCCAAGCCGCCGTCGCCGCTGAGCTACGCCGAAACCTCGCCGCCCGCTGTCTCGATCTCGCTGGTGGCGACGGCTATCGCGCGCTCTGGCTGGCCGTTGTCGCGACGCGGATCCGCCTCGGGCTTGAGCGGCCGCGCTCGCTTGCCGCCGATGGGCGTGAGGGATGGGAGCTCTCGCCGCGATCTGTGTCTGCCGCGGATGCTCGGGCTGCCGACCGGGTGGTTGTAGACGACTGACCGAAGAGCCGGTGGATGGGCGCTGCCGTCGGTGTGCGCCCATCCACCGCGCGGGGAGGAACAGGCGCCGGCACGCCAAGCAGCAGGCGCAGGGGCGGAATCGGCGCGCCGTGCAGCGGGCGATGAAGGCGGCGATCGCCCGCGACGGCTGCTGCCTTCGCTGCGGATCGACCGAGGACCTGACCGCCCACCTCGACCCCGAGCTCGAGGGTCGGCATACGACCGATCAGGGCGACTACGAGACGCTCTGCCGTCGCTGCCATGGCCGTGAGGACGGGCGACGGGCGAACTCGCGGACCGGACCGCGCGCGGATTTTAGGGAGGGGGCGCCCGCGCGCCCCCGCGCTGGCCTGACGCGCGATCTGGACCGCCGGTCCACATCTCCGCCCGGCGCCGCGGGCTAGCCCGTTGGCCGACGTCGTCGACCTCGACGAGCGCCGCGCCGAGCCGCGCAAGCGCGACCGGCGCAGCAAGGCGCTGCTCGAGCACATCCGCGAGGGCACCTTCCGCGCCGAGCGGCACAGCGATCTTCTCGAGCGCGAGGTCGACGGGCGGCTCGAGCCACTCGTCGACCTCAAGGGCCTCCGCGACCTCCAGAGCCGCTACCGGCGCGCGAAACGGCCCGAGACACGCAAGCGGCTCACGGCCCAGTTCGAGAAGGCCGTCCGCGAGCGCGCGAAGGCGAGCAGTCGCCCCTCCTCGAGCGACATCGAGCGGGCGCTGCTCCAGCTCGGCCCGATCGGCAGCGCCGAGCAGGTGATCGCCTTCTTCCCGCGCTTCTTCCGCTGGGACGACGGCTCACCGTTCGCCCTCGACCGCTCGCAGCAGGAGATCATCCGCGAGGCCTACCGGCGCGATCACCACGACCGGCGGATCTACAAAGAGATCGAGCTCGAGCTCGGCCGCGGCGGCGGCAAGACCCCGCTCGCCACCGGCATGGGCACGCACGCCCTCCTCGCGGCGCCGGGGCGGCCGAAGGTCTTCCACGCCTCCGGCGACAAGGCGCAGGCCCAGCTCGGAGTCGAGTACGCGAACGGCTGGATCGAGGAGAGCGAGGATCTGTTCGCGTGGCTGAAGCCGATGGCGCGCACGTTCAAGCGGCGCGACGGCCGCGGCAGCTACTCGATCGTCCCCGCCTCCGGCGGTCTCGGCCACGGCCGCAAGCCGAACGTCGGGATCATCGACGAGTGGTGGCTGTTCGAGCGCTACGCCCAGACGCAGACAGCGGTCGCGCTCGACACGGCGCTGCACAAGCTCCCCGACGCCTTCCGGTTCGCGATCTCCACTGCCGGCTACGACAAAGAGACCCAGTACGGCCGCGTCCACGATTCGGGCATGCGGCTCGCCGACGTCCGCACCTTCCACGACGGCTTCCTGACGATCGGCCGCGACATCGACATCGGGCGGCTGTTCATCCGCTACGGCGTCCCCGACGGCTACGAGCTCGACCTCGAGAACGACAGGGAGATGCTGCGCGTTCTCCGGCTCGCCAACCCGGGCTCGTGGGTCGACCACCGCGAGCTGCTCCGCTCGATCCGCCGCATGGCCGCCAAGGGCGAGCTGCTCGAGGCGCTCCGCCTCTACCTGAACATCTGGACGCGCGCCGAGAAGGCCTGGCTACCCCCGGGAGCCTGGCGGGCGCTCGCCGACGAGACGCTCGAGATCCCCGACGGCGCCGACATCTTCGTCGCCGTCGACGCCGCCCACACGATCGACTCGACCGCCGTCTCCTGGGCCTGGCGCGCCCCCGATGGCCGCGTCGTCGTCCGCGCCAAGGTCTGGTCGCTGCGTCCCAGCGCGCCCGCGCACGTGCACGTCCGCGGCGGCTCGCTCGACAACGAGACGCTCGTCGAGCCGTTCATCCACGGGCTCGGCGGCCGCTACCGCGTCCGCGAGGTCGTCTTCGATCCCAACTTCTTCGGCACCGAGGGCCGCCACCTCGCCCACCGCTTCCATACGGCGCCGATCTTCCCGCAGTCGAACGAGATGCGCCTCTGCGTGCAGGAGTTTTACAAGGCCGTCGTCGGCCGTCGCCTCGATGACGATCTCGAGGTCGTCGGCGCGCGGCTCGCGCACAACGGCGACCCGATCCTCGCCGCCCACGTCGAGAACATCGAGGGCCAGAAGACCGTCGACGGCTACTGGGTGATCCGCAAGCTCAACCAGTCGAGCCCGATCGACGCCGGCACCTCGACGATCATGGCCGTCGGCCGCGCGCTCCTCCCCCAGGACGAAGAGAGCGTCTACGAGCGCCGCGACCTGCTCGTCGTCGGGCCCGACGACGAGCCCGATGATGGAGACGACGACGCGCCGACCTCGCAGCGGCTCTCGCGTGGCGAGCTGATCGTGCTCGGTCTGCTCGACGACGACGAGGACGACGACGAGGACGACGATTACTAGGCCGATAGGCAACGGCGTGCTGCCCCGCAGGATCTTCCGCGCCCTCGCGCTCGCCCTCAGCGCCTCCGGCCGTGCGATCAGCCGGCGGCTGCGCTCTGAGGACTTCCTGATCACCGCCGCCTACGTCGGTGGCCTGGGCGCGATCGCTGTCGGCGTGGGCCTCATCTACGTGCCCGCCGGCTGCATCGTCGCCGGCGGCGCCGCGGCCGCCAGCGCGCTCGTCTACGCCGGCCGCTCTAGCAGCGGCGGCGGCGACCAGTGAGCTTCGTCCGCACGCTCGCAGCCGGCCCCGGCGAGTTCGGCAAGCTTGAGGGCTACAACTCGAGCTGGCTCGCCGACGCGATCGGCGGCAAGAGCCACGCCGGCCTCCGTGTCACCGAGGAGAACGCGCTCAAGCTTGACACCGTTGTCGCCTGTGTGCGGCTGCTCTCCGAGACGATCGGCGGCTTTCCGCTCAAGGTCTACGCGGGCGAGCTCGACGGCGACCGCGAGCCGGCGCTCCGCCACCCGACCTACGCGCTCCTCCACGACCGACCGAACCCGACGATGCCGCCCGTCACCTTTTGGGGGCTCGCGGCGACGCATCTCGTCACCTGGGGTGAGAGCTTCCTCGGCAAGTCGCGCAAGCGCCGCTCGCGCCGCTCGCAGCCGGATGCGCTCTGGCCGATTGAGCCCGGCCGCGTCCGCGTCGAGCTCCGCAACGACGGCGAGAAGCTCTATTGGATCAAGGACGCCCAGGGGGTCGAGCGTGACCGCCCCTACACCGCTGACGAGATCATCCACATCATCGGGTTCACCCGCGACGGCGTCCGCGGGCTCTCTCCGGTCACGCTCGCGGCCGAGGCGATCGGCGCCGGCCTGGCGATCGACGAGTACACGAACCGCTTCTTCGCCAACGGTGCCGTCCCGACCGGCGTCCTCGAGACCGACCGGGAGCTCACCGATCCCGTCATCAAGCGTCTCGAGCGCTCCTGGGAGCGCCGGCACAGGGGCCGCCGACGTGCCCACCGGATCGCGATCCTCGAGCAGGGCCTCAAGTACCACGCGATCTCGCTGCCGCTCCGCGACCTCGAGTTCGTCGCCCTCCAGCAGCTCTCGGCCAAGAAGATCTGCCGCATCTACCGCGTCCCGGCCTCGCTGATCGACGCCGAGAGCGAGGAGGGCAAGGGACTCACCTACCGCAACGTCCAGACCGACAACCTCCGCTTCCTCCAGCACACGCTCTCGGTCTGGCTGAAACGCATCGCCCAATCGCTCGCGCTCGACACCGATCTCTTCCCCGCCGGCTCCGGCCTCTTCCCCGAACACGTCGTCGCCGACCTGCTCGCGATGGACTCGAAGACCGAGGCCGAGGTGTTCGAGATCGCCACCGGCGGCCGGCCGTGGATGCTGCCGAGCGAGGTGCGACGGATCAAGAACCTGCCCGCCGCCGACGATCTCGACACGACGCCTATGCCGGCCCGCCGGCGCAGTAGCCAAGACGAAGGGGGCCAGTGAGCCGCCGCCGATAGGCGGCGGCATGAGGTACCCGCGGATCCGCAGCGCGCTCGCCGAGGCGATCTGGGCGATGCACCCGACCTACCTCGGCGTCCTGCTCGAGATCGTCGAGGTTCGCCTCGAGGGCCACGTCTTCAGCCGCGAGGAGCTCGACGAGCGTGTCGGCGGCCTCCGCGCCGAGCTCGAGGCGCGCCGCCAGCGCGCCAACGAGCTCTCCGGCGGCGGCGCGATCGCGGTGCTGCCGCTCTACGGCGGCATCTTCCCGCGCGCGAACCTCGTCACCGAGTGGTCGGGCGGCACCTCGCTCGAGCAGTGGGGCGCCACCCTCGACGCGCTCGCCAACGACCCCAACGTTGCCGCGATCATCCTCGACGTCGATTCGCCCGGCGGCTCCGCCGACCTCGTCCCCGAGACAGCCGCCAAGGTGCGCCGCGCCGCCGAGCGCAAGCAGCTGGTCGCCGTCGCCGACACGATGGCCGCTTCCGCCGCCTATTGGATCGCCTCGCAAGCGCCCGAGCTGGTCGTCACGCCCAGCGGTTCGGTCGGCTCGATCGGCGTCCGCGCCGCCCATACCGACATCAGCGGCCACGAAGAGCAAGAAGGCCTGCGCACCACCCTCGTCACCGCCGGCCGCTACAAGGGCGAGTTCAGCCCCTGGGGGCCCCTCTCCGAGGAGGCCCGCGCCGAGCTCCAGCGCCTCGTCGACGTCGTCTACGACAAGTTCACCGCCGATGTCGCCCGCGGCCGCGGCGTCACCAAGCAAACCGCGCAAGGCCCCGACTTCGGGCAAGGACGCATGCTCGAGGCCGAGCGCGCCGTCGCCCGCGGCCTCGCCGACCGCGTCGCCACCCTCGACGAGACGATCGAACAGGTCCGCACCGACGCCAGCAACGGCAGCCGCCGCAGCAGCTCCAGGGCCGAGAGCGAACGCTTCGCTCAGAACGGCCAACCCCGGATCGAGATCGCAGTCGCCGGGGATAGCAGCGTTGACAGCGCCGCTCTTACCGAGCATGTCCTCCGGGCGCTCGAGTCCGGGAGGCTCCAAGCGGCCGACGATGCTGCCGCGCTCGCCGAGATCGCCGATTCGCTCCGACAAGCCACCGCAGACGTGAAAGGACTCGATCAGTGATCGCACGGACGCCCCACACCCTTCGTTTCGAGCCGGCCGAGCTGGCTGAGGTCAAGCAGGCCGTCAGCGAGCTCACCGAGGCCGTCGGGGCGCTGAAGGCCCGCGCGACGGACGCCAAGACCGACGAGCGCATCGAGGCGCTGAAGGGTGACCTCGAGGAGCGGCTGCGGGCGCTCGACGCGAAGATCAACGAGGGCCGGAGCGGCTTCGACGTCGAGCTCGTCGCCGCCGGTCACGGGCTGCCGGCGCTGCGCCGCGCTGGCCGCGAGCTCCCGATCGCGGAGCGGCTCGCCTTCATGCACACGCTGCCGGTGAAGGCCGCAGCGCGCTGGTCGCGCCGGCCGGTCGAGCTGATCGAGGACTTCCATCGCGCCTCGGACGACCTTGTCATGCTCGGCACGATCCTCGGCTTCCAGGCGCAGCAGAAAGGTGCCTCCTTCGACGTGCGCGAGACGCGCTATTACAACGAGGAGTTCCTGCCCTCGCTGCACGCCGCGATGGACTCGACCACCGCCGCCGAGGGTGACGAGTTCGTTCCGCTCGAGCTCTCCGGCTCGCTGGTCGAGCGCGTCAACCTGCAGCTGCGCGTCCTCGCCCTGTTCGAGAACATCGACATGCCGACGCAGCCGTACGAGATGCCTGCGTTCCCGGTCGCGCGCAAGCGGCTCGGGTCGCACGCCGAGCAGACCGCCGACAGCGGCCAGACGAAGTTCAAGGCCGTCACGCCCGGCACGCGCAAGATCTCCTTCGACGCGAAGAAATTCGCCGGCCGCATCCTCGTCTCGCGCGAGCTCGAGGAGGACTCGATCGTCCCGATCCTCGCCTGGATCCGCCGCGAGATCGTCGACTACCTGGTTGCCGACCTCGAGGACACGGCGATCAACGGCGACACCGCCGGCACCCACCAGGACACCGACACGACCGACGCCGACGACCCGCGCAAGAACTGGGAGGGGCTGCGGCAGCTGACCAACGCCGGCGCGAAGACCGACGCCTCCGCGGTCGCGCTCTCGGTCGCGATGCTGCGCGCCAACCGCAAGAAGATGGGCAAGTACGCCGTCTCGCCAAGCGATCTCGCGCACGTCCTCTCGATCAACGCCTACATCGACCTGCTCTCCGACGCCTCGCTGCTCACGCTCGACAAGTACGGGCCCCAGGCGACGATCCTCAGCGGCGAGCTCGGCAGCGTCGACAGCGTCCCCGTGATCGTCTCCGAGTACGTCCGCATCGACCTCGACGCCACCGGCGTCAACGGCCCGACCGCCGGCAACAACATCAAGACGCAGGCGATCACCGTCAACCGCAGGGGCATCATGCTCGGCAGCCGCCGCGGGATCACGGTCGAGGTGCTCCGCGAGCTGTACGCCGAATCCGACCAGGACCTCGTCCTCGCCTCGGCGCGGCGCGCGCTCAGCGTTGCCTACCCGAACACTGAGAACGTCGTCGCCTACCACTACAACGTCGCCAAGTAGCCCGCGAGGGGAGACGAAGCCGATGGCGCCAAGCGTGTGGATCCAGTATCAGGGCGACAGCGAGTACCACTCGGCCGACCCCGGGAACGAGCAGCGGCCGATCGATCTCTACCCCGGGCAGGCCGCCCATGTCTCCGCCGAGAAGGCCGAGCAGGTCACCGCCGACTTCCCCGCCGACTTCGTCGTCAGCGACGAGCGGCCCGCCAGCGTGGCCGAGCCTCCTAGCGACCCGCGCGCGGAGCTGCTCGCGCTCAAGCGCCCCGAGCTCAACGAGCGCGCCGCGGCGGTCGGCATCGCCGATCCCGACCAGCTCCCCAACAAGGAAGCCGTCGCCGACGCGATCCTCGCCGCGGAGGCTGCTGCCGCCAGCGGCGAGCCGAACGAACCGCCGCCGGCCGGTTAACCCTTCCGCCAGCTCGTCAGCTCCTCGAGCCCGGCGTCGTTGCGGGCGGCGTAGTAGCCGACCCGCGCCGCCGCCCGCTGCGCGCCGCGCTGGTCGAGCCGGTGCTCGATCGTGACCGCGTCCGCGAGGCTCGCCGCTGCCGCGAGCGGATGGTGGTGGTCATGACCCCAGAGCCAGACGCGCTCCTGGCCGCGCAGGCCCGTGTGCACGTAGTGGGCGCCCTTGACGCTGAACTGGCGCAGGCAGCGGTAGAAGCGGCGGACCGGGTAGCGGTACTCGAGATCCTTGCGCTCGACGAATTCGACCTCGGCGACGTCCTCCTCGACCGCGGCGAGGCGCGCCTGCAGGTCTGAGGGTGCGCGGACGACACGCTCGTCGCCGTCGATCGGGATGATCCAGTCCCGCTCCGGCTGCGCCAGCTGGCGCGCCAGCCGGTAGCTGAACGAGCGCTTGTGCACCTCGTTCCCTTGCCAGAGTTCGGTCGGCCGGTGCAGCGTCAGGCCGAGGCCGGCGGTCTCGCAGGCGCCGGCGATCGCGACCGCCTGCGCCTGCGGCGACCGCGGTCGGCCATCGGGGTAGAGCGCGAAGGCGCCGTCGACGGCGACGAGATGGTCGGCCACCCCTCGAAGCGAGTGGACGTTCTCGTACAGGCACCCGGCGGGCTCGTCGTACCAGCAGAGAACCGCGACGATCACTGCGAGCGCCAGTCGGCGCGCCGATAGACGCGCCGTGCGCATGATCGGCTCCGCCAATCCCTCCGGCGCGGTCGCGCTGACAAAGATGCCGCGCGAGTGGCCTGCAGGCTCGCTCGGACACGCACTCGCCCACGCGCTCCCGCGGCATCACCTGCCGCGCGAGGTGAACCTCTGGCGGATCCGCAACTTCCCGAACATCTGGCGCGGCCTCTGGCGTCTCGTCCTCGCCCGCGCGCTCGGGCTCCCGCATTGCTACGGCGCCCTCTACCTCGACCTCTACCGCAACGGAGAGCGGATCCCGTACGGGCTCGCGTCGCTGCGCGTCGTCACGACCGCCGGCGTCAATGCGATCACCGACGCCTTCCAGAACCTCGTCGAGCTCGAGAACTTCAAGTTCCACGGCTTCGGCACCGGCTCGACCGCCGAGGCGGTCGGCGACACCGCGCTCGTCACCGAGCTCACCACCGAGTACGCGACCGACAACACCCGCCCGACCGGCAGCCAGGCAGAGGGCGCCGCGAACGTCTACCGCACCGTCGCCACCCTCGATCCCGACGCGCAGGTGCTCGCCCGCGAGCACGGCATCTTCACCCAGGCCGCCACCGGCGGCGGCACCCTGCTCGACCGCTCCGTCTACGCGCTGATCACCGTCGAAGCCGCCGGCGACACGCTCCAAGCCACCTACGACTACACCACCAACTCGGGCGGGTAACCCGTGGACGGGTACGACGTCTGGCTCGTCTCCGACGCCGGCGTGATCGAGGACGTCGGCAACTTTCCCGGCCAGCCGCCGCGGTGGCTGAAGCGCCTCGACGGCCAGCCCGCCGAGCGCGCGCTCAACCTCGCCGGCGACGAGATCAAGGACCGGCTCGCCCGCGCCGCTCGGGTGCAGCTCGAGCAGGCCGAGGCTGACCGCCAGGCCGGCCGCACGAAGCGCGACGGTCTCGCGATCAAGGTCGTGGGCTGATGCTCGAGGCGTACGGCCGCTACTACATCGTCCAGTTCGAGGCCGTCGCCGTCTCGGCCGCCCAGGACCTGCTCGAGATCGCGCCGGCTGACGACAAGCCGTGCCTGCTCGTCGAGGCGCACGTCACCCAGTCCTCCGACTACAAGGACGCTGAGGAGGAGGGGCTGAGGATCGCCGTCCGCCGCGGCTATACGACGTCGGGCTCCCTCGGCACGGTGCCGACGATCGAGAAGCGCAACCCTGGCGACGCCGCCGCCTCCTTCGCCGCCGAGGTCAACAACACCACGCTCGCCAATACCGGCACGGCCGTCGAGCTCCCTGGCAAGCGCTCGTGGAACAACCGGATCGGTTGGCACTTCGAGCCGACCCCGACCGGCTACATCTGGGTCGCCGAAGCGCAGTCGCGTCTCGTCGTCCGGCTGCTCGCCGCGCCAGTGGACGCGCTGACGATGGACGGCGAGTTCCACATCCTCGAGCTCGGCTGACCGGCGGCGCCCGTGAGCGCCTACACAATCCCGGTCTACCTGCCGCGCCGCCGGCGGATCATCACGCCGGCCGAGTGGCTGCGCGAGAAGCTCCGCGAGCAGCAGGCCGAGCGCGAGCAGACGATCGCACTCGCGGTCACGTTCCAGGGGGCCGCGCTCAGCGGCACCACCGGGACGACCAGCTTCACGATCACCACCCCGAGCGCGAGCATCGAAGTGGACGACCTGCTCGACCTGAGCTTCGTCCACCGCGGCACCGGCGACGGCACCGTCTCGGACAACTCCGGCGACGGCGTCTCCTGGACGCGCAAGGGCGAGGCGCTGTTCGGAACGGACGCCTGGAGCACGCAGCACTACTGGAAGCGGGCCACTTCGGCGCTAGCCACCAGCGATGCCACGCTCACGGTCTCTGGCCTGACGAACTCCTGCGCGGGCGCGCTGACGATCTATCGGGGCGTCAAGACGACGGGCGACCCCTACGAGGCCTGGACGGCGTTCCCGAACATCGCTGCCGGCACCGAGAGCGTCGCGGGGATCACGACGCTGACAGATCTGGCTTGGGTGCAGATGCAGGTCGGGCACTCGCCGGGAGCTGGAACTCTGACGATGACGTCGCCGCTGATCGAGCGGGCGGAAGTCAAAGGCACCGGCGGAGCGGACGCCGACATCCTCGTCGGCTCATACGAGAAGACGCCGGCGGGCGCCACCGGGACGCTCGCGTGGACAGCCTCGATCAACCGGGCGGCAGGCGTGATCGCCTACGGGATCATCCCGGCGGGCGCTGGCGGCGGCGCGATCGCGGTGCCACACCGGACCTCGAGGAGGAGGAACAGGACGTGAGCCACCGCCGCTGGCAGGGACGGCGGCGGCGGACGCGGCGCTTCACCGGCACGTCGGGCGCGACCGTCCAGCAACTCTCGCTGGCCGGCTCGAGCACACCGACTGGGTCGCTGAGCAAACAGACCGCGAAGCCCGTCGCCGGCGCGTCCACGCCCAGCGGCGTCATCGCCAAGCTGACCGCGAAGGCGCTAGCCGGCGTGAGCTCGCCGAGCGGCGCGTTCTCCGCGGTCCACTTGTTCCTGCTCTCGCTGGCCGGCTCGAGCACACCGGTCGGGTCGTTGAGCAGGCAGACGTCGAAGCCCGTCGCCGGCGAGGCGACGCCGAGCGGCACCATCGCCAAGCTGACCGCGAAGGCGCTGGCGGGTGCGAGCGCGCCCGTCGGGGCGCTGGCGAAGCTGACCGCCAAGCTCCTCGGCGGCTCGAGTTCACCGACCGGCGCGCTTACGATCGTCCGCTTGTTCTTCCTGTCGCTGGCCGGCTCGAGCACACCAACCGGGTCGTTGACCAAGCAGACGTCGAAGTCCGTCGCCGGCGCAAGCACACCGACCGGGATCCTGAGCCGGCTGACGGCCAAGCTCTTCGGCGGCTCGGCGTCGCCGACTGGAGGCCTGACGCGGCAGACCGGCAAGCAGCTCGCCGGCGCGAGCTCGCCGTCCGGGAGCCTCCTCGCCGAGCTCGTCCGCGTGCTCTTCCTCTCCGTCTCCGGCTCGAGCACACCAACCGGGACGCTGACCAAGCAGGCGGGCAAGCAGCTCGGCGGCGCGAGCTCGCCGCAGGGGGCGCTGACGAGGCAGGTCGGGAAGGCGCTCGCCGGCGCCGTCAGCCCGGTCGGATCGCTCGTGAAGGCGATCGCCAAGCTCCTGGCCGGAGTGACGGCGCCGGAGGGGACGCTCGGCCGCGCCCATCACATGCTGCTCTCGCTGGCCGGCTCGAGCACACCGGTCGGCGCGCTCAGCAAGCAGGCCGGCAAGCAGGTGTCCGGCGCGAGCTCGCCGCAGGGGTCGCTGACGAGGCAGGTCGGGAAGGCGCTCGTCGGCGCCGTCGCTCCGGTCGGGTCGCTGGCCAAGGCGATCGGCAAGCAGCTCGCCGGCGCGGCGACGTCGTTCGGGACGTTCCTCGGCGGGATCCTCGGCGCGACCCAGCCGGCCGCCTACGCTCTCAGTGACGCCGCACTCGCCGTCTACGCGCTCAGCGAGGCCGCCGCCGCGACCTATGCCATCAGCGACGCGGCACTAGCCGTCTACGCCGCCGCTGACGCGTCAGCAGCCCCGTACACGCTCGCCGACGCCTCCCTGACCGCCTACACCCTCTCCGACCAGCCGGTCGACTGAGGGGCCGATAGACGCTCGCGATGGCAGCGGGCGAGTACGAGATGGGCGACACCGTGCGCCTGAAGACGTCGATCACCGTCGACGACGTTCTCACGAACCCGACCACGATCACGCTCAAGGTCCGCAAGCCCGACGGCACGATCACGACGGAGACGCCGGTGCAGGACGGCGTCACCGGCAAGTACCGCTTCGACATCGTCGTCAACCAGCACGGCACCTGGAGCTACCGCTTCGAGGGCACCGGTCCGGCGGCCGGCGTCGGCGAGCGCTCCTTCATCGTCAAGCACTCGAGGTTCACCTAGATGGAGCTCTCCACCCGCGCGCTCTGCACCGTCGAGGCCGTCAAGGAGGCCTTCGGCCATGACGCGATCGACGACACCGGGAACGACGACCTCTGGATCCGGCTGATCAACGCCAGAAGCGACTGGATCCACCGACGCGCCAAACGCGAGTTCAAGGTCGCCGGCACCAACCCGCAGACACGCGTCTTCGACGTCGACCGCTACGTCGTCGACGAACGCGAGCTGCCCGTCGGCGACCTGGCGACGATGATCACGGTGACGATCAAGCAGGCCGACGGCACGCTGGTCGAGAACGCCGACACAGCCAAGATCGTCGTGCTGCCGCGGATCCGCGAGGAGTGGCAGCCAGTCGACACGCTCCGCTTCCTCTCCGGCGTCACTGGCGCCGCCTCGCTAGCCCACGGCTATGTCGTCGAGGTGCACGGCAACTACGGCTTCGCGGCCGTCCCCAAGGAGATCGAGGACTACGCGATCGCCAGCGTGATCGAGCGCTTCATCCGCCTCGTGCCGATGGAGTTAGGCGAGGAGGAGGTGGCGATGATCAACCGGCGCGCCGCCCTCTTCCGCCGCGACGTCGACCGCTACCGCGTTCCGACGATCGCCTAGCCGATGGCCACCTCGGCGATCCCCACCTTGAAGAAGAACCTGCGCGACCGGCTCGCCGCCCGCGACAGGCTCAGCGGCGTCCAGCTCGCCTACGGCTGGCCCAAGTTCGAGACCCGCCGCGTCAGCGAGCTGCTGATCCTCGGCGACGTCGACTTCGCCCAGGAGCCAGCGACGATCGGCACGAACCGCAGCCGCGAAGACGACGGTGAGCTCGAGGTGTGGGTGATCGTCACCCAGGCGACCACCGACCAGCAGAAGCCGACCGAGCGCGCGTTCGCGCTGATGGCCGAGGTCGAAAACGAGCTCCGCACCGACCCGACCGTCAACAACGCCGTTCGCATCGCCCAGATCGGCGGCGACGGCGAGCTCCGCGAGCTCGCCTCCGACCGCGAACGGCAGGCCCGGTTGCTCTTCCACGTCCGCTACGAAGCCCGCATCTAGCCGGCTGCGCCGACAAGCCTGGACGTGAAGATCCAGTACGTCGGCCCCCATGACGGCGTCGAGGTTCCGCTCCCCGACGGCGCCGTCATCGACTTCGAGATCGGCGGCTCGCAGGAAGTGCCGGCCGAGGTCGGCCGCCAGCTGCTCGAGCAAGCGCAGAACTGGGCGCCCGGCGACGCGGCCGCCAAGCGCGCGCTCGCCGAACTCCGCAAGGCCGCCGGCGAACAGCCCGCCGAGGCGCCCGCCGAGGCGCCCGAGGCACCGGCGGGCGAGGAGGGCTAGCCCGTGGCAACCGTACTCGACAGCCAGGTCGGCTACGGCGAAGAGTCGACCTACGGGACGCGCGTCGTCCCGACCCGCTTCCTCGAGTTCAACGAGGAGTCGATGAAGCTCGCGCTCGAGCGGATCGAGGCGCGCGGGCTCAGGGTCGGCGGCGAGATCCAGCGCTCCGACCGCTGGATCGCCAACAAGAAGGGCGCCGGCGGGGCGATCAGCCACGAGGTCACCAACAAGGGCTTCGGGATGCTGTTCAAGCACGCGCTCGGCGCGGTCACGATCACCACCCCCGACCCCACCAACGCGCCGACCGCGCGCCGGCACGCGCACACGCTCGGCGACCTGCTCGGCAAGAGCCTGACCGTCCAGGTCGGCCGCGCCGACGTCACCAGCGTCGCGCGGCCGTTCGACTACCCGGGCTCGAAGATCAGCGAATGGGAGCTCGTTCAGGAGCTCGACGCGCTGCTGATCTGGCAGCACACGCTCGACTCCCAGGACGAAAAGACCGACCAGTCGCTCGCCGCCGCCGTCTACCCGAGCTCAGCCAGCCTCTTCCACTACGGCAACTGCTCGATCACCGTCGCCGGCAGCGCCTTCTCGCCCACCCGCTATTCCGTCAAGGGCGGCAACGGGCTCAAGACCGACCGCTACTTCATCCGCTCGGACACGAAGAAGAAGGAGCAGCTGCGCGCCGACATGCGCGAGCTCTCCGGCGACCTCGCCGGCGAGTTCGAGTCGCTGGCCGCCTACAACCGCTTCGTCAACGGC